TGCTGACGTTATTGCCAAGACCAAGACGGGTTATTCATCAAGTCGAGACAACTACATGGCTCAATTGATTTGTGAACGATTGACCAACCAAAAAGCCGATGGTTTTACCAATGCTGCAATGCAATGGGGGACAGAAACTGAACCGCTTGCCCGTATATCGTATGAAGTCGCTCAGAACGTTTTAGTCGATGAAGTGGGGTTTGTGCCTCACCCAAAGATTTTGATGGCTGGTGCGTCTCCTGACGGGCTTGTAGGGGACAATGGATTGTTAGAGATCAAATGCCCCAATACTGCGACACACATAGACACGTTGTTGTCTGAAACAGTGCCAGGTAAATACAACACGCAAATGCAATTCCAAATGGCTTGCACAGACCGTGAATGGTGCGACTTTGTGTCTTTTGACAACCGTCTGCCCACAGAACTTCAATTGTTTGTTAAACGTGTCCCAAGGGATAATGTGTTTATCAGGCTAATCGAGGGTGAAATTGTCCAATTTATTGCTGAACTGGACGACAAAATTAACAAACTAATGAAAGTCAAAAATGTCTAAACTATATGAAATTTCCGTTGTTTCTGGTAAATACAAAAACAAAGAGGGTCAAGAGAAATCCCGTTACCAAACCATTGGATCAGTAATTGAGACTAAGAATGGGCCAATGCTCAAGTTAGATAGTATGCCTCTGATGGATGGCGGCTGGAACGGTTGGGCATACATGAACACACCCAAACCCAAAGAGGGCTATCAGGGTTTGCCAAAAGATGAAGACATCGACTTGCCATTTTAAATAACGGGGGGAAAGCTGTGCAAAGGCTTTTTAGGCTTGCGGACGAGCAGTTAGTACCCCCACCAATAAGGAGTAATCATGGACTATAAAGACGCATTTAAACAAATTTTTTCCATACCCGACTTTCCAAGAGTCAGGGCAAATGATCCTCTTACATCGTTTGAGGCAGCAGACTTAATTAAAGACGTTGCCCCACAACACCACCAAGTTATTCTTGAGTGCCTCAAATTTTATGGGCCGTTGGGAAAAGATGGCATTTCAGCCATGACAATGCTAGACCCAAATCAAGTCGCTAGGCGCTTAAACGAAATGAAAGTGCTTGGCTTAATAGAACTGACTGGCAACACGGTCAAATCAAACTCACAAAGGAATGAAAGAGAATGGCGCTATATCCACTCGGTTTAAATTTTAATCAACCCGTTCACCAATACAAATGCTGCAACAAATGCGATCAAGACAAACCACTAGAGGGCGGGATTGACATGGGTCACAAATGGATTTGCCAAACTTGTTGGATTGCTAGAACTACGGGTAAACACTTACGGCAAAACCAAGTCAATACAATTTAGCCATTTCGTTTTTTAGACACAATCACAATTTAATATTGCATTGCAACAATCCGTTGCGTTAGGAGAACATCATGTATAAATTAGTCATTGATATTAGTTGGATTGACGATGAGAAAGTTACAGTTGAGTCACACGACTTTGAGAAAATCCAAATCATTCAGGAATTTATCGCATTTCAAGAAGAACATGGATGGGCAGTTGACTATGAAGCAATTGACTTATCTGAGGATGACACTGAAGAAGAAGAATCTACAGAGTAGCTTATAAGATACAGAGGGGCTTACTTTGCTAACAAGTAAAGCCCCACATTAGAGAACGCATATCCGATATATACCATTGCCATATACGGATTACCAATAATGGTTTGCTCAACCGCAATGTATGCGTAAATTGTTCCTGTGAGAATAATTAACCAAGCGCTCAAAATGCCCCCACATCAATTACTTCGCCTCTGAACTGGATCATGTCCTCATCAAATTTATGGACGAGTTCAGGCCATAAAAGCTGACCATTGAAGAAGTTTAACACCGCAAACCCTGATCTGTGATTGTTTGGATTGATCTCAGCATAAGTAAATTGTGGCCCATCAGTCTCGGCTAATGTTCCTGTATCACAGCCAAATCGCACGCCATTAAAATCTGAAAACGGAGTGACTTTTAATGAGTGCAAGTGTCCAGTAACGATTGACACACCAGCGTTTACAGTATTGTTGTGAGTAGCGTGAATTCCACCTTTGTAACGATGCTTAACAATACATTGCTCGGTAGGCCATACTGCCCAGCAGAAGTCCCACTCTGGGATATGGTCTGTTAATTTAAAGCCTTGAACTTCTTTAAACTGTGGTGCTTGTTGCGCTAAACGATTACCAAATCTAACGTCATGGTTTCCCCATGTAAACAGTAGCTTTACATTGTGTCGTGCAGCTTTAGCGGTTTCCTCAATCTCACCCAATGCACCTTGACAGGCTTTTAACTCTTGAATGACAGAAGTTTGTGGTTGGTCAGTTACATCATGTCGGCTTATAGACGCACCATCAAAAGCATCCCCGTTACATATCACCGCCTTGGGTTTAAACTCTTGGATAGCCCATAGAAGCCCTTTAAACGCTGTTGTACGCTGACCTGGTATAAAGTGGGCATCTGAGAACACAATAACTGTGCCGTCCAACATTCCAAGTTCAACTTGTTTAAGTGGACTAAATGACTTGGGCTTGTTTTTATCGTATTTAAGACCACGATGGTCACTTGCATGAAGTGCCATGTTGTATTCTTTTTCAATGTATCTTCTGCGTAAATGAACTGCCCTATTTGCTATTCCAAGATGGTCAGCTACTTTTTGTGCAGATTGAAGTTGACCCCACAATTGGATAAATTCTTGATCTGAACACGTTTCGTTATGACTGCCCATTGGAATCCTTAGATAACAAATTTTCTAGCAGATTGATGACCCGATGCTCTTGCATTTCTATGTCTTCATCTGACGATTTAGGGTCTGTAGCTACACACATCAAATCATGCAAAAAGATGTGAAGTAACTCATGTAATGCCGTCCTATCCAATGATTCAGGCGTTATCTTTTCAGCGCCAAAGTCACCAAGACGATAAACAGCAAGCCTTGCAGTAGCCGTAAACTCAACAGAAGCCATTGCTGCTTTAGCTGGTTTGATGCCTTTTTCAATACGCCAATCACCAAGACTCAACACTTGTTGCCACTTTTTGACACTTTGTGCAAACAATGCCGCATCTTGTGGTGTAGGAATGTTAGCCATTTCAACACCTTATATAGTATTTATTACAATTTAATTTAACAAGGAACACTCGGCTTGTCTGCGTTTAAGCAAGCCAGGCAAGACTTTGCCGCCACCTTTAGTCCACAACATTAGTTGTTCTTGAGCCGCTTCCCACTCTTGAGAATTGATTTTTCGTTTAAGCGTAGACGTTTGCAAACGACCAATTCCAAGGTTGTAAACAAAGTCCACAATGGCGTTACATTTTTTTTCATCTGTTGCAAGAATGGGACAGTTTCTTAAAACGCCTGGCAAATATGTATGTTCCAATTCGTGCATCAAAAGAACATGAGCCTCCTCTTGTGTCGTTAGAGGGTCATTTAAAGTAACCTTTCGCCCATCCGCATAGTATGTAGAGCCATATCCGATAGTCGGAATCCCCGCAGGGCATAGGTAAGGCTTAGACCTAAACCCCTCAAACTGGCGACAAAGGGATGCTGCCAGTTCTAAGTTCATATGCCACGCTTAGACAAAGTGCGGTCAAGAAACCAGTAATTGATTGTTCCTGATAGCAAAGCAGAAAAGTCTGGTGTCATCATTGTTTTAAACACTTCAGTAGCTGGCGCACCCGCAAGCCATGCGTTCCATGCAAACCACACATGGATAAATGACCAAACAAATAGTACCCAATATGTTACTACTGGACGCACGGAAGCCGACAGGCTAGCTACCCATCCACCCGCTGCTTTAACCATCTCAGCTTGCTGTGTGATGGCATTGTTAAAGGCATCCATTACGCCCACATCTATTGCGGCCTCACGTTGTGCCCCAATCTCGGCCAACTTTTGTTGACCACGTTGAGCCTCAAGATCACATTGGAACTTGAACATATTTAGTTCATGTTGGCGCTCGTTTTTCTTATCAAGCCATTTTAAAACTTCGGGGGCCATACGAAAAATGCCGCCAAAGATTGAGCCTAATAAACCACCAGATAACATTTCAAACATTATTTAATTCCAATCTTTCCAAGTAATAAGTTTACGATTTTGTCGGATAAATCGTTTGGCAGAAATTTAAGAAACCCAAGAAACCAAAGTGCCACACAACCATAAACAATGATTTTGAGGCATAGGTCAAAGGTTTTCTGATATTCATTCATCGGCCACACTTTGTCTTTGCGCACATATCTTGAATTTCAGAGATTCCAAATGCAACCGCTAAACCCAACAAAATTAAGATAAACGCACCCGCAACGATGGCCATTTGTTCGTCTTGTTCTTCTTTCTTTTTCTTGGCATCGGCTTTGGCTTGACGAGCGGCATGGGCATCTTCAACGTCCATCAATTGCGCTCGCTCTTTGATCTTTTGCCAAACGTCCATTTTGTTAGACTGAAAAAACAGCATTTGTAATTCTTTTTCAAAATCACGGGCTTGCTCTAGCGCCATCTCAATTTGAAGCGCTTGACCCATGTTTGAACCTTTGCCAGACCGTTTGGCTTCCACCATTGCTTTGGATGCGGCAGACTTGGCATCAAACATCTTGCCAATCATGGGGGCAAGTGAGCCTATGTCATTGGCGACTTGTGCCGCCTTCTTGACCATGCCAATGGCGCTTTGCAGTCCCGCTAGTGCTGTGATTGGATCAATCATTTCCGTACAACCTTTTCCCACTGTAAGCAAACAACTTTGCGGTTATAAACATCGCCAGTCCATGCCCACCTGACACATCGATACTCACTAGATGAGGCTTGCGACAGTATTAAAACAATCGCAATCGCCCATTTCATTTTGACCAATAATGAGAAATATACCCAAGAACTGTAGAAGTTGCAGAGACAAACGCCATGCCCATCCAAAAACCGCCACGGCCTTTGTTGGCTAACTCAATCAGGGTTTCAAGTTGAGTTTCCATCTTGTCAATCTTGGCTTCCATTGATTCAACTTTTTGCCAAAGAACCCCATATTTGACCAAATCAATATCAGACATATCAGCTCTTTTGTATGAAAGCAAGGGCATAATACAAAGGTAAGTAAGTACCGCCTGAACTTGTGGCAGCAGCTGTAAAACCGCCTGTATTGCCCACAGCATAAGTATTACCCGCACCCACTACAAATCTGTCTCTCAAGTCTGGTGTGCCGTTCTGACCATCACATAAATAATAGCCTGTAGGAATAGCACCGATAGAGCCTGACCACATGATGATACTTCCCGCAGGGATTGGGGTTGTGCTTGCGCTTGTTCCCAAGATGCCATAAAGGTTGTCATAAGTGGCAATCTGTACGTTTGCAGAGTCGGTCAAAACAAACTTGTATGAGTAACCAGAAGTAAGCCAAATTTCTTGTGGAGGCCGTCCGCTTGTCCCCAACTGAATTGGATTGGTGTTGGCAATCGTTCCCGCTGAAGTGGTGTAAGTGGTTAGCGGAGTGCTAGACCCTGCTTGGTAGGTATAGATATACCCACCGTTAAGGGGAATGCCTGTGTTGGTAAAGAATTGAAAACCGTTACCAATAGGGGAAAGATTGACTGCCATTTTATTTTCCTAAGTCTGAAAGTTTAGTGCCAGCACCAGGCTTTAAAGATTCTTTGGTCTGCTTTGCTGCGGCTCTGTTTGCCAATGCTTCACGGGTCATTGTGCCAATAGGAACAACGCCAAAACCAGCCACATTAGCGGCTTTTTCTAGCCCACCTTTAGCCATTTCTTTAGCACCCGCCACAAATGTGTTGGATTGGTTTACATAGCTTCCACGGGGTTGTGCTTGAGTATATCTAGCCACATTACCCAAAGCCCTAAGTTGTTGGGCAGTCTCACCGTCAACTAATTCTAGCAATCTTGGATCAAGTTGTTTAAGTGCTTTGTTGTATCCCGCCTGGCTAAAGTTGCCGTTATCATTAATGACACCAGCTTTATCTTTAAGATAGTTAACCACAGCAGCAGACACAGCTTGATGGCCTTCAGAACCTTTGCCAAGTTGTGCAGTCAGCGCTTCTAAATCACGTTTGTTGCCACCAATAATGTATTTATTGATGAATTTATCGGGTGCGGCATCGTTGACCGCAGCGTCATAAGCTGGGTCTTTTTTCAACATATCAAACCTAGCTTTAGCGGCACTTCTAGCCTCATTTGCTAATGGCTTAAGAGTTTCAGCTTCACCAGACAAAGGTAAATCTTCTAGCGCTGTGCGAACAATGCTTGACGCTGCTTTAGCGTTACCATCGCCTGAACGCTCTGCTTTACGCATTTCTGCTGCCAAATTAGTCCTCATGGCCTCAAAGTTCTCAAACGTCATTGTCTCGCCATTTTTGTAGCGGTCTAATTGTTTGGCAATAGCAGGCGGTAAGAAATCTGTTTTAAGGTCTTTGCCCAACATCTTTTCAGCATTAACGGCAAACTGTTTTCCATCAATAGGAAAGTCACCACCAGCGGCATCTCTTAACGCTTTGTATTTGGCAGAAATGTCAGCAGTCCTTGTGTCATCAAGTGCTTTGTAAGCATTGATCACCGTTTCAGCGTTTTCAATATGATTTGTGCCATAAACATCAGGGGCTGCTTTTTCCCTGATAGCGTTCATGTTTTCAATCAACTTGCCGTTTTGCTCATTAAAACGATTAGCCAAATCAGGGTTTTTACCCCTCATGTTCATTTCGTCAGATAACAAATTAATGTCTTGAGTAGCTTGACCACGGGTAAGGCGAACAGGCACAGGCAATGTGTCAGCCTCAACATGGCGCTCTAACGCAGGCATATTAAGTTGATTGACAGGTGTAGACCGTATTTCGTTTTGCAATTCAGGGCTTACTTTGGCAAGCATTGCATTAACAGTCGCTTGGTCAGTTGTAGCCGCAGCGCCAGCGCTTTGCAAACCGCCTTTGGCTTGAAACTGTTGTTGCATTTGTTGCGGTGCGGTAGGGCGAATTTCACTTGCATATTGTTGCAATGTGCCTTTGGCTTGTTGCACCGCAGGGCTAGCTAATGGTGCAAAACCCATAGCTTCAGGCACACCAACTGGCGGTAACTTACTAGCTTCAAATGCTCGTTGTAAGTTCTGAACATATTGCTGACCTTGTTGGGTACGGGGCTGATATGTACCGCCTTCTTGCAATCTACGGGCCATTTCTTGACCCGCTTGAATGCCTTGTGGTGTTCCATATTGACCGCTAGTTAATGAGCCTACAACGCCACCAAGGGCGCTTACAGGTGCGGCAATAGTGCCAGATAAAGCAGTTAAACCCGCTTCACCAGCACCCACAATTTTTTCGCCTAATGTTTGTTTGCCTTCTTGCAACTTATTGTAAAACTGAGCCGCTAAAGGAAGTTCTGTTTTCTTTTCAATTTTCTTTTCTTCTTGCGTTTTTGCTGCGGGCGTTGTTTCCCACAAATCAGCCAATGTTTGACCAGAAGCCTGTTGTTGCGTTTGTTGCGTTTGTTGCGTTTGCTGAACAGGCTGAACTTTGCCACCCATTTCACGGGTTAAAGAGTCAATGTCACGTTGCGCTCTAGGATCGCCTGATTGCAAGCGTTGCTGTGCTTTGGTCATCTCGTCTTGCAAGATAGCCATGCGGTCAACCTGACGGTTTTGTGCCGTTGCGGGGGCGGCATCCCAAAGTTCAGCAAGACTAGCCATTATTTGATAATCCCCAACATTTTTGCTTCTTGAATTTTTTTGCTCATATCAGCAATGTCTTGTTTAGACATAGAAGCCTTGAGTTTTGCCACCTGTTCTGGTGTCATTTCTTGGAAAATTCTAGGGTCAGCAAATTTATTAAACAATTGAGATTTTTCTTGATACTTTACAGGATCATTGCGGAATTGTCCCAAATACTCAGCACGTTTTTCATTTAATCTTTCAGCACCAATCATTTGATCTGAAACTTCCTTAATTGCCGCTAATGTCATTTTGCTGCTTGGGTTAGCAATTTCAGCTAAAGCCCTAGCCGCATCAGTATTACCACCAGCCAAGGCCAACAATCGAGTGTTTTTAGCTAACTCATCTGTTGCTGTATTTTCAGCGGTGTAAACATCAATACCAGCCGCATTAAGAATACCAGCTGCCAACTTTTTACGCTCGCCACCAACGCCAGTAAAGGCTTCAGGGGCAAGTTTTTTGATGTTCTGAAAAATGGCAATACGCGGTTGGGCATCTTTAGCCGCGTTATATGTTTTTTGCCAATCTTCATTTGCCACAGTTGTATTAGCACCAATCGTGCTTGCAATTTGAGGGGCAAGACCTGTGACCATTGGCGCGGCTTGTTTAGTCGCAGCAGATGGAGGAATGTAAGAAGTTCCCACAGGCAAACCATAAGGATTGTTTTCTGTAGCAATTTGTTGTTGACCAGGCGGTAAAGTCAAAGGCTCTGCCGCACCCGTCATGCGAATGCTTGGCGCTTGCCCTGTAATGCCTTGTGGCGTAGTCAAAGTTTCTTTTAGTTCGCTACCAGTAGGAGTCAAACTGACTTTCTGTGCAAACTCAGCACGTTGCTGTGGAATAGACAATAAAGATGCAGATTCAGCAAGCAAGTCTTTGGTAATGTTAGGGCCAGCTTGTGCCTTGTTCAAAATATCCATTCGTGCTTTGACCATGCGTTGCAAAGCAACATTATCAGGATTGTTTGTAATTAAACCCTGATAAGCCTTTATTACTTGTTTTGGGTCATTAACACCCATCAAACCTAATGAATGGTCAACATTACCAATTAATTGACGCTCGGATTGTGTCAATTCTTGTTTGGCTTTGTCAGCGTTAGTTTGACTTGTGTGAAGTCCACTCAATGACGTAATAACATCAGAGCCTGTCAAAGGTGCAATCTTTGGAATAGCAGAATTGATCTTGTCCATATCAATCCGACCATTGGTCTGCCAATTGTCAGGATTGCTTGTGAACTCTTGTAGCTTGACGCGTTCATCGTTCTTTTGACGCAAGACTTGGTTTTCAATCTGCGCTTTTTCCAAAGCCAAAGGATTAAGCTGTTGGGCTTGTTGGAAGTTCTGAATGCCAGAGGCCATGTTAACCATGTCCCCAAGACTTGTGGTCTGGGGTTTGGCATAGTTCACGTTCATTGATAGGTCAGCCATGATTTGTCCTTATGTCGCTTTAAGCATAGAGCCAAGTAATGCAGTATTGCCAAGATTGCTTAAAAGCGCGGCATTGTTTGCACCAGATTGTGTGGCGTTGCTTGCCAAAGCTGATCCAATACCAGTTGCAAGGTTGGCTGTGTTCAAGCCATAAGCATTTGCCGCACCAATACCTTGACCGTAACTTGATGTAAGGTTTCCACCAAAGTTGGATGACAAATTAGCAAGATTAGAACCGTAAGTATTACCAATATTTGCCAATTGACCAGCAGACGTTGTTCCAATGTTAGCCATATTAGCCAAGCTGTTATAAATGTTGTTACGTTGTGTGTTGTAGTTGTTAAACGCATTTTGGTAAGCATTACCAGCATAGTCTTGGGTGTAGCGTTGCAGACCTTGTAAAGCATTACCGCCTAAAGCGCCACCAGCCGCATTACCAGCACGTTGGTTAGCCATTTGACCTTGAGCCAATTGGAATTCATAGTTCGGGGCAAGATTAGCAGTTAGATCATCTTTATTAAATATATGCTGGAAATAATCTTTGTTTGCGACTAGACCTTGTGAACCAGCCCGTCCTATATCTTGATAAGGGTTTTGATAGCCAACTTGTTGGCTATATAAATCATACAAATTACCTGAAGTGTTTTTGTAAATATTGCCTAAATCTGTACGATTAGCGGCATTTAAACCTTGTGCATTGTTGTATGCAGTAGCTAGTGAATTAGCGGCTTGACCACCATATTGGTTAATCAGGTTTCTAGCATCAGTAATACCCGCCTGGTTAGCAATACCACCCGCCACATTGCCAAGGGCAGACAAGCCTAGACCCGTTCCAAGACTTGTGCCTAAAGCTGTACCTAAACCCGTTCCCAAGCCTGTGCCTACGCCTGTACCACCCACAACACCCGTTCCTGTTCCTGTGCCGCCTACAACGCCAGTTCCCGTTCCAGTTCCTGTGCCTGTAAGCAAACCAGTTCCACCACCAACAACACCGCCTGTGCCACCGCCTGAACCCACGCCTGTAGTTAAAGCGCCCGTGCCTAGCGTAGTACCGCCAAGACCCGTTACACCGCCTGTAACGCCGGACCCTGCGCCTGTGCCTAATAGCCCCGTTCCTAATGTAGAGCCTGTTAGAACACCCGTTCCTGTTAAACCAGTTCCTGTGCCTGTGCCAAGCAAGCCTGTGCCAAGCGTAGAACCCGCCAACACGCCCGTTCCTGTTAGATTATTAAGCGCTGAACTTCCCAATAAACCCGTTCCTAGTGTCGAGCCTGTCAACACGCCTGTGCCTGTTAAACCGCTTCCCGCAGTAAGTCCTGCGCCCAAACCTTCAGCGCCTAAACCCGCAGTTCCCGCATTTAATCCAAGTCCTGAGTAACCGCCTGTAATACCTTGTGCGCCACCCATGCCAGCTACATTACTTGTTCCCAAGCCATAGTCAGCGCCAGCAGTACCCAAAGAGCCAAGAGTTGTGCCACCTCCAGATGCACCGCCTAACAACCCTTCACCACCAAAAAGTGCATTAGCACCATATCCAAGGGCGGCAATTTGGAAGCCAGGGTTTGACACAATGTCTTTAATTGCACCACCAAGCGATGTATCAACTTTTTGTTGTGTGCCTTGGCGTTCTAAAGTTCCGTCAGCGCTGTATTGGTTGTAACCACCGCCTGTTTGGTTTTCACCAACTTTGTAGGTATAGATATTTTGAAGCCCACCAACTTGTTCATCCATCCCTGAACCGCTAGTTTGATATTGAGGCTGAACAATAGTGTCACCAAGGGTAACGGTTTGGCCTGGCGCAACCGTAGCCGCAGCCCTAGCAATAACCTCACCAGGCGTGACCCCAACAACATTAGCTAACTGTGTAGGTGAAACACCATAAGTCTGCATGGCAGAAACAATTTGGGCATCCGATGGGTTGCTTGCCAAAAAGCTCTTGATTTGTTGATCAGTTACGCCAACAGCTTGAGAAACTAAAGAATTGATTGTGTTGTCCATGACTTAAACTTTCTCAAACATTGTAATAAGGCACTTTGTACGCCTTACCATTTACGGTGACATTCATAAACCCAACAGGATTAGCGGGTAGCGTTGCAGAACCAGCTGTTGCAGTTGTTGCAGAACTGAAATTCAGCAAATTAAGAAAAAACTGTTGCCACGAACGTGACGGGCGGTTAGTTTGCCCATCCAAAAACTGCGCTTGTGGATAAGGGTTAATCTGTTGTGTGCTAGAAAGTCCTGATGTAGCCATTAGTTTTCTGCCCCTTGAACTTTAAGGTTTGCTGAAATGATCACAAAATTGACAGGATCAGTCACCACAACTTCAAAAATACGATCACGGGCTGTTCCCAATCTGCGCCAAATGGCACGATTTTTATATCTACCCGTTTGACCAACGCCTGTCCAATGCTCATTTGACCAAGTAGAACCACCGTCACTTGACCACCGCAGCATTGCTTGTGGATAAGTTGTGGGGGTGTTTACGTTGATGGTATTGAACTCACCCAAATAAACAGTATCCAATGCCCCAATTGTATAAGTTCCCGTGTCGGTAATAATGTAGGGACTTTGCAAATTGATTTGTTGCAACGCAGCAGAAAGACCAGTTGTCCCCACGCCTGGCTGAAACTGAATCTGCAATTCATCAAAGTATTGCCTTTGGAATTCAGTCACCAAATGAGGCGCTCTACGCAATCTGCGGACGTTCTGACCGTCATCTGTGTAATTTAACTTGTCTAGTTCGTACAGTTTGCCGTTGGCATAATCGCCAACAATAACTAAACCCTGAAACAAAGCACAGCAGTTCCCACGATGACGCTGATATTGATTGTCATCAGTCGTATAAAGCCACTTGTGCCACATTTGAGTGGTACTGTCGTAAGCCCATGTCAGGTTTAAAGTGGGAAAACTCACCACATAAACTTCATGGCCTTCTAGCTGATAAGTCCAAGAAACCGCATCATTGATGTATTGATTGGCTAATGTGTTTTCAACCGCATGGGTAGAAATCCTCTGTGGAATATACCCTTGCATTTGCATGATCTGCGCTTGACCACGGCTATTGCGTGAGACATAAGCAAATGAATTGCCAAGTCGAGCCAATGAAAAGGGCGCTGCAATACCGTGTTGGGTAGATGTGCCAGGTATTCTTTGGAATGGAAAAGGCACTGTGCCAACGTCCGTCCAAACCTCTGAGGAAATCTCACCCATCAGATAAATTTCACGGTGATCAACAATCAAAGCCACCAAATCATCTGGTGCGCCATCTTTTAATGAATAACTTGTTTGGGGTGAAATAGGCGATAAAAGGTCACTAGCGCCAAACTGCTGAGTTGTTGGATTGTTGTAGACAAAGTAATTGTCAATAATGTCAACGGTGTTTGCACCGCTAAACGCGCCATCTGTAGATGGTAAAACAGAAAAGTTAATGCCATACATGGTCACGCCAACCGTTACTGTACTTGCCACGCTCAAGGTGTAAGTTCCCGCACCGCCTGTACCTGTCCCAAATGCCGTAATGATTGTGCCAAGGGTCACGCCAACGCCTTGGATTGTCTGTCCAATATGCAAAGCCCCTGCCGCAACAGAAGCAACAGTCATTGTTGTGCCAGAAATAGTCGCTGTGACCCTAGCCCCAACAGTCGCAGAACTCATATTCTCAGAAGCCACAGTTTGGCTTCTGTTAATCGTGTAAGTTCCTGTACCACCTGTTCCCGATCCAAGGGCAGTAATCACGGTTTCAGGTAATATTCCAATGCCATATAAAGACTGACCAATTGCAATTGTTCCGCTAGAAACAGTTGTCACGGTCAATGTTGTGCCGCTTGTTGAACCCGTGAACACAGCTGCCGCAGGGCTTGATATGTACCATGTGTAACGATAAGCACCATCCACAATGTAAACATTCACCCCGTTATCAGTAATGCGGACTATTCCAGAATTGGAATTAAGTTGACCAATAACTGACGGCACAAGATTAGCAGTGAGCGCATAGACATAAGGCCCACAAACAGCAATCAATTGCTCACCACCAGACACAGCACGCAAACCTCTAACCTCTTGTTGGTTAGGTAAAACAGCTTTAACGGTCAGACCTGGCGTTGGATAAAGCGCAATCACCCCACGCTCACCTTGCTGTTTGGCAGGGTCAACTTCAGGAAAGAAATTGATGCACTCTTGGGCATCTTGGTAGATGCTTGGTGCTTCGTATGATGCGCCTACAAAACCGAAATCTGGCATGGTAGTCCCTTAAATAAAGCCGCCAGTAAGAATCCATCCAGCGTCTTTTGACTTGTTAACCAACAAGGCATCAGGATAACGGGCGCTTTGAAGCGGACTCATGTTTGTGCGTTTAAGGGTAGCTTTGGCTTGCCCCGCAAACGTCTGAATCATCGTTATTTGCGTTGGAGAGGCTTTGCCATACATGGGCATCAAACGCTCTGCCAAACACCATCTAAGAGCCATTGAGTAACCCTGTGGCAGGGCTATGTCCTCATACATTGAGTCATAACGGCTGAACAAGGTATTTGCAAACAAGTGCATTTCGCCCTGGGAGGGGCTAGGCCAGATAAACAAGTTTCCTGAGTCTGAGCCAGGGTTAAAGTAAACCGCCTTGGGCCACGGGCCACTTAGCGTTTTTAAACCAATCATTTGATAGCTGTGCAATTCCAAAATTGACATTGGATAGTCCAAACCACCGCCTGTGATCGGTTGACCGTTGGATGTGGTGTTAACCCTGACAAACGCAGAATCAAGACCTAATGGCTTTTGGTAATAAGCCGTAATTGTTGTAGATGCAACAGTTTGAGAAATGTTCAGCTGATATGTGCCAACTTCATTGATGTTGCCGCCTGCACCCGTCAAGAACGGCGTAATCTTTGTTCCCGCTGTGATTCCTGTGCCACTTAGGGTTTGCCCTTGTGCAATAGCACCTGAAGCAATAGCAGTCACCGTGAGGATATTCCCCGCAATTGAGCCTGTAAAAGACGCACCGATAAAGTTTTGAGTCGATGGGTTAGGGCCAATTGTGTATTGGGTTTGTCCTGAAATGACAGGGCAAATAATTTCTGTGACATTGAAAACCATCATGTTTTCGTTTGACCATTGGTCAATTATGTCGTTCAGCATTTCAAACGCATCTAAAGCTGCGTCTGGAGTCGGGGTTTCACCAGCTTCTAATGCGCCAATGTCTTTTAGCGCTCGGCTAACAATGTCAAAAGGCACAGCCATAGTGTTTCCTTACAGTTTCACGGTGAAAGTCTGAGGTTGCCAAGGAGGAGGCGTGAACTGGCTTTTGCTCAGAGAATCTAATTGTTCTTGTAACCTTGATTTTATTACGCAAATGCCATCTCGCATAGTCTCTTTTTCAATCCAACCAACAATCATTTCCTCTGTCACCTGATCAAAAGGAATTGAAAGTTTTGGGCTGTCAAAAGTCCAATAACCCTCTGTCTCAACAGATAGGTCATTTTCCTTTGCAGTTACATGATATTTAGCACAAAGAATCAAACCATCTTGGTCTTGAGTCTCTGTGATTGACCATTGGCAGATCATGATTGGCTTACTTGAGCCTGTTCAGCAGCAATACGGGCTTGTTCAGCTTGGTAAGCCGCAATAACTTCGGCAGTCCAAGCTGCATTGCAGATTGCAACGACATTAGCGGGAACGCCTGTCAGGTCTTGTGCGGGTACAAGACTTGTGCGATGGAATGTTTGACTTAGTTGAACGCCATCTTCCATGATACGTATTGTTTCACGATAGAAAACTGCCCCATCTTCGGCAACAGTAATTTGGTCAACAGTTGTGGTTTTAGTAAGTGACATAATTTTCCTTTTAAGTTAAGTGTCTGTCCACGTTAATATGGCAGGGATAATTAGTTAGGTGCTTGCGTTATAAGTAATATTTAACGTAAATACGTCACTAGTGCTACATCTAAAAGTTCCATCATATTTACGAACAATAGAATCAGTTGTAGACGAACCACCCGCAGAGTTAATGGTTGTAGGTGCTATTCCAGTTCCACTAAAATAACCAGTTCCAACTATTTCACCACTTACTGCTTGGGCAAATGGTAAGCCACCACAAAATAAATTTGATGATGCTGACCCTGCGTTTGTAATAGTAAAAGTTGCAAATAAAGTTACTTGCCTTCCAATTTTTGTATATTTACCTGATGATGTATATGAAGTAATTGAACCACCTCCAGATGTGATAGTGGGTGTCCAAGTACCTTCTTCATAGTCATCTAGCGTGTTAGCGTCTGTAGATGCTGATTGAGTTGCGGGGAATGTGATGCCAGCACCGCTTGATGTTGGAGTAGCGTTTCCGACTGAAAGTGCTGTTACAACTTGAACACCGCCATCTGCGGGAATTCTCATTCTTTCTGTTGGTGCAACAGAGCTTGCATTATTAGTTGTTCTAGTCAACATAACCAAAGCACCAGCAGTTCCACTAGCATTATTGGTTTCTATATAACCCATGTATGCGGGCGCATAGTCAGTTGTGGCGTTATAACCCATTCCAATCAGGCGATAACCACCTACACCATTTTCAGATTTTCCAAGATTGATGTATGCACCGCCATTGATTGTGGTGTTATTTGTTTGAGCAAGTTGCATCTTGCCAAATGGCGAACTTGTTCCAATACCAACATTACCTGTGTTGTAGTAAATATCAGAACCGCTAGTTGTCCATTGGCTTGAGCCACCGCCAGTAGCTGCAATCGTAATTGCACCAGCAGCATTGGTAATTGTGACGTTTGTTCCCGCAGTCAATGTTGTGCGTGTAAAGCCTGTTCCATTACCAATATCTAAAGCACCGTTAGCAGGGGTTGTTGTTAAACCTGTTCCACCGTTAGCAATAGGCAAAGTTCCTGTCACGCCTGTGGACAAAGGCAAGCCTGTGGCGTTGGTCAATGTGACTGATGTAGGTGTTCCAAGAACAGGCGTAACAAATGTTGGTGATGTATTAAGCACCACAGAACCTGTACCCGTTGAAGTGGTTACGCCTGTACCACCGCCAGCAACGCCCAAAGTGCCAAATGATAAAACACCGCTGCCATTGGTTGTCCAGGTCTGACCACTTGAGCCATCAGCGCTTGGCAATGTAAAGTTAACGGTTGAGGCGGTGTTTGGGCCAATTAAATTGATTGCCCCGCCCAATGTTGCCTGAAAGACTAAAGTTCCCATGATATTTCCTTACGGTGCAATGATTAGCTGATTGGCGGTTAATGCGCCTGTGCTTGGGTTGTATTTTAACTTCGTTGACGAAACGGTGATAGGCAAATTGCCTGTATTTGCGCTCACAAATGTTGGATAGTAAACAGCGTTTGTGCTTGTGTTATCTGTTATCGCTGTGTTTGTAGCATTAGTTGCCGTTGTCGCTGTGGTTGCGCTTGTGGCTGACGTAGCCGTTGCCGCATTGCCACCAATCGACAAACTAGCCGCTGTTCCTGTCAAACCCGTACCCGCACCGCTAAACGATGTGGCGCTCAAAACGCCTGTGCTTGGCACAAAACTAATCTTTGTGGATGAGGTTGTTGCGCCTGTGTTTCCTGTCGTAACAGAGGAAAGAACAGGGTAATAAGTTGAAACAGATGATGTGTTGTCAGTAATCGCAATATTTGTTGCGTTTGTTGCAGTTGTTGCGCTTGTTGCGGTTGAAGCATTACCCGTCAAAGCACCTACAAAAGTCGTAGATGTAACAGAAGTCAGACCCACAAATGTGGTCACAGTTGCACCCAAAGCCACGGCAGTTGAGCCAATGGTGACGCTAGAGTTAACCAGGGCAGCGTTTGGAATGCTTGTCAGATTAGCACCTGAACCGCTAAACCCTGTGGCAGTCAGAATGCCTGTAGAGGGGTTAAATTGGTACTTGGTAGAGCTGACATACTCAGTCGTTAAATTACCCGCTGTAACGGCTGCAAACAAGGGGTAACGGGTTGCATTAGTGGTTGTGTCGTCTGTGACCGTTGCATAAGCAGTCGGAGTCACCCAAGTAGGGGCTGATGCACCATTAGACTGAAGCACTTGACCTGTCGTTCCAGTTGACCCAGATACAGCCAAAGTGCTGCTGAAATCAATTGTTGTGAACTTAGCCGTTGATGCCGTAGTAGCACCAATGGACATATTATTAATCGTGCCAAGGTTTGTCGGGGCAATCTCAATTGATCCTGTCCCTGTTGGCTTCATGTGGACATGACCCGTCCCTGTAGGACTAATGTCAATCTGAGCATTTGCACCGTTGATGTTAGTGGAAACACTTAATGTAAGGTTGTCACCACCGCCCGCACCCCAAGACAGTTGACTTGTACCGCCCGAATTACGCAAAGCACCGCCCGCACTTGTAGCCGCATCAAAGAACGGGCCAACAAACTTAGTTGTTGCCGTGATTGTTGTGCCTCTTACCGTGTTAGCCGTTGTTCCACCAATCGCAGGGGGCGCTGACAAATCTAATGTGCCGCCCAAAGTAAGGTTTCCAGATGTGGTAACTGTGCCACTTAGGGAAATACCTGAGACTGTTCCTGTACCGCCAACCGATGTTACCGTTCCTGTTGTGGGAGTCGCCCAAGATGGGATACCGCTTGCCAAGGTTAAAACTTGACCATTTGACCCCGCACCTAACATTGCAGTTGTCGATGCTGCGCTTTGGTAAGGCACAGAACCTGTTGCACCACCCGCCAAGTTTGTTGCGGTTGTGGCCGTTGTAGCCGTTGTTGCAGTTGTCGCTGTGGCTGCATTACCACCAATGGATAAACCGCTTGCAGTACCCGTTAAGCCCGTCCCTGCGCCATTAAAAGTGGTTGCGGTTATGGTTGTGCCTGTTATTGCACTAGCAGTCGTGCCACCAATCGTAACCCCATCTAACGTCCCGCCCGTGATGGTCACAGAATTAGCATTCTGAGTGGACATTGTTCCCAAGCCCGAGACTTGAGTGTTTGCAATGGCAATGTTTGTGTCTGCCAATGCGGTCAATTGACCTTGTGCGTTAACCGTAGCTGTCAGAGTCTTGGATGCAGACCCATAAGACGCAGCACTTACGCCTGTGTTTGTGATTGAGAAAGTATTGGAAGCAAGGGTTAATCCTGTGCCTGCAAAGTATGTTGCATTGCCTGAAAACTGAACAAATGTGACGGGGGTCACATTAATTGTTCCCGTAGTCGCAGAAGTGGACACCCAACCTGTGTTTGCGTTTGCCGAACCACTTACCACAACCATGTAAGCGCCAGGCACTTCTGCCCACACATCCATGTCTGAAGCTCTTGTCCACGCAGACGCAGAAGCTACATAAATGCCGTTCTCAGACGTTGTTGTTTGATTCTTAACTAAAACCCGATCACCCGCCAATGTGGTGTAAGTGTCGATGGTTTGGAGGCCAGTCAAAGAAATGTTTGCAGTTGTAGCGCATTTAACAGCTTGTTTAGGGTTTAGACCCTGTGCAACGCTATCAACGTAAAACTTGTTGGCAATGTCTGTGTTGCCAGTTGGGGAAGTTGTGACTTGCCCTGTAGTTGTCAGAATGTTTGTAAAAACACCCGTAGATGGCACAGAAGCACCGATCGTGGTGCTGTTAATTGTGCTACTCGTGATGTTCAGACCTGATTGGTCTGGATTCAATGTGGCGTAAAAAGGCTGACCCTGACCGATAAACGTATTAAACGTATTGTCAAGGTTAAACAGCGCCTGGACAGGCAGAATGTTTTGATCTACTGTCTTGGCAGGGTCAGCCATATCACCTCTTATGATTGGTCAGCGGTAGGAGTCACATAAACAATTGATGGGCCAGCGCCCGAGCCAATCATACGAACATAAAAGGGTGTTGTAGGTACTGCCAGAATGATTGGAAGCGTCATCAAAGGCGGTAACACAAAGTTCCCTGTAGCAGAACCGCTAACTGGCAACACAGCCGCAGCCACGTTAGCATCACCTACATTCACTGCAACACTGGTTGCGCCAGTATTGAGGAATGAGGTGTAGTTAACTTGGTCATTTGTGTTGTCATCAATCAGAATAGCGGCAGTAGAGGAAGCCGTCACCGAAATGGCGGTTGTTACTCCAGCGGTGCGGATGACTGATGTATTGGCCATGATTAGACAACGTTCGCAGGGATAGGCTGATCTTCGCAAGACTTCACGGTAATCAACATTGTTGCAGCCGCTTGTGTCACAGAAGCACCAGTTAAGTTTAACAAACGCACGATAACAGCGTTATCAGCAGTTGTGTAAACATTACCAATGCCAACGCCAACAGTCATTGCGGCATCAATTTGAGCTTGCACAAAATCATTGGCTTTAACACCAGGCACAGAAAGGGTGACTTCTGTTGATGTTGTGGCAAATGTGGTGCTTGGGAAAGTCACTTGCACAATTGTTTGCGCCAAGACATTTCCACGGGAAATAGTCGTTTTAGACATGATGATTCCTTTTCAAGAATAGTTTAAATTGTAACGCTAAATAAAGAAAAAGCCACCCCTTTTGAGAGTGGCTCTTTCTCACATCACATCAGTATTTAGCTGAATGTGCTGAAG